CATTTGCGCCTGAGCAATTGCATCAGCGTTTTTTTCCACCGTGGAAGCCCACAGTATGACTGTAAAGTTTACATCGGTATCCGAGCCTGAGTGTGAATCAGGCAACAGGATCGCACGGTTTTTCGGCACAAGGAAGGGATCTTCCCAGTGGGTGATAATCTTTCCCAATTCGGGAACTTCTGCAATCAAGTGGTCTTTCAGCGCGTTAAACGCTTTGGTAAAGTCAGCTTTCAAGTTTTTTCTCCACTTTCGCAATCATTCTTTCAAGCGTTTGTTCACTTGTTGCTACTAATTCCCTATCGCCGCCCCACGCCTTCCAGCCGTCATCAATTAGATTCCGCTGGCGGGCAAAAGAAAACACTTTGCCGGAACGGGATACAGCATGACCCCGGTAAAGACCCGCAAGGTAATTCAGGTTGCCGGGTATCCCGACACCTGCCTTCACCACATACGCTGGCATTTTCTTACTCTTGTAACGATAGGTGTCTATGCTATCTCTTGTTTCTCCGGTATCACTATTAAAAAGTTGATCAAATCGCCTGTATCTTAAAAACTCAACAAATCTGCGGGAGGCGGTTGCTACCGATTTTGCGCCAACTTCTCTTACAAAATCATTTTCTATCGCCCCAAGATTAACGCTCCCCTTTACTTCGCTTTTAATCATACACGCACCCCCCGATACGACATAAAAATAGAACGGCTTGAAAGCGGCACGTCTATTTCGTACTGCGTTGTGATCTGGTTGTTAGCCGACATTTGCTTTATGCCCACTCCGCCGCCGGAAGCGGCAAAGCGTCTGATATTTGCGGATATGATTTCTATAACAGCCTGTTGCAAATCGTGGGGGACTGCCGCATATCCTATGTTGCCTTCAAACAGTACCGAATCATACCCGGACGGGAATTGCCCCCGGTGAAGGCGGATGATTCCCGCCTCGGCTTTTACGCTGTACTGATCGGCTGCAAGGTCATTGCCGCCGGGGAAAATCCGCCGCATATCAATACATACCCGCGCAACACTGTTGACCGGATAACTCGGCAGCAATAATTCCCTGCCGCCGCCAGTATCCATTTTTAAGGATACATCGCGGGCGGCAAGGAAGCGTCCGGCGAACTTCTCAGCCTGTGCGGATGCGGCAGAAATGAGAAACTCGGTTAATTCCTTGCGGTCATCCTCAAGGTTTAATACTGCCATGACCTGCCCCCAGGTGATAAGATCGCCGGTTGCCATAACTAAGCGGTTGCTCCTGCGCCTTTTTCTTTTGCGCCCTTATTTCCGATGGTCAGCGCTTGCACCGCTTCATCAATGAGCAGTTCGCCATCGGTGCGCTGTCTGCCACGGAAGCCAACAAAGCCAGTTTCCGCATACAGTTCATCGAGACGCTGGATGGTAAATCCCAGCCTGTCGTGAATGCGGTATCGCTTGAAATCCCCCAGCGCGATGGGCTTTTCGCCGCTTTCGACATTGGGCATAAAACTGGAAAGCACGACGTTTCTGCCAAGTATGGTTCCGATGGGGCCGTTTGAAGTGGGGGCGCTGAACGGCTTGTAAAGGAACTGGTCGCTCCCATCTTTGAGCAGCATCACCTCAACAAGTGTCGATGTGTTCATAAGCCAGCTTGCGTTGTTAAAGTACCCGCTTTTAAGCGCGGCAAATAAAGCAAGCAGGTCTTTGTACTCGACCTTGTTACTGGTAGAAGCAACAGTTTTGCAGTCCAAAAGAAAGCCCCGTGGTTTCCCATTGCCATCACCTTTGGTGTAGGCTTCTTCCATCGCCATGCCGTTGGAATAGGCAAACGCTTCAATCAGAAATGCTTCCAGATTGTAGGTGTTGTCTTGCAACAGCTCTTCGGAAACCTTGACAATGCGCCCAAGTTTATGCGCCTCCATAAACTTCTCTGAAAACTTTGCCTCGCTTTCAGTGTACTTGCCGCCTTCGTCTATCCAGTTGGACACACCGTAGTTATCGACAATGGGGATTTTACGATCCAGCGCGGACATTTGAACGTCTGCGAGGTTTCGCATAACAAACTGTTCGCGCTCCCTTTCCAAGATGCGGTTCTCCCATTCTTGTGGAATAAGGTAACCGCCCGTGTCGCCGCCCCCGGTAATGCCGCTGGTCATCGCCGCCCGAAGTTGCGCCTTGTCGCCTGAGCGCATATACGCTAGAACTGCCTCGCGGGTTTCTTCTGCCTGTGCTTCGCCGGTGGCGGGAGTGGATTCCCCGCTCCGCTTTTCCGGGTCTGCCCCTTGTGTGCGGACGATGGCTTTTTCGGTTTCGATCTGCCCCGCAAGAGCGCGTATCTCCGTTTCGATAGACGCAATCTTGGAGGCATCCGGGGACTGCTCGCTTTGCGAATCACGAAGCTGCTTTACAAGTTCGTTAAATCGCTGCTGTTGCTGTCTTAGTTTTTCCATTTCTTTCTCCTTCTGTCTCCCGACAGTAGTAATAAATGCCGCCATGCTGTCTCCCGACATGAGGCGGCTATATCATAAACGCTACGCGCCTATTTTTTCTTCCGGGAACTCTTTCAAGAGTTCGTCAATTTTCTTGTGCGTCTGCCCCTGCTGTTCTTCTTCAGCGGCAAACTCTTTTAATATGCTCTCGGCATCCCGCGCCGACACGTCCGTATCTTGGTAAGCCGGATACGTTACCGGGGAAAAGTCGACAATGCGCTCAAACTTTTTGATAATGCGTTTGTAAATGCGCTTGCCGTTTTCTACGCTTCGCTCCTCGGTGTAGCCATCGCGCTTTAAGTAAAAGCCGAAAGACATTTTATTGACAAGACCTGCGCGGATTGCTTCTATGCCGTCCCTGCCCCACGCAGTCCCGCCTACATCGGCTTCGATGTGAACCCCGTGGGTATCCTCCCGCACGGTCAGCGTATTGTTTTTGCGGGCCGCCATCGGCTTGGCGGCATCGTGGTTCCACAGCAGAACCTGCTCTGCCCGCAATAGGGCATCTCGCGCCGCGCCTGCTTCGATGGTTTCCGTCCAGCGGAAACTCTCGCCATCGTACAGCACGGTTTCGCGGTTGTACACGATGGGGGTACCTTTTATCTTGCAAGACGCTGTGCCGTCCTCTGCTCTGATTTCTTCGAGCATACCCTGCCCGCATTCAACAGAGCGCCGGAATAATTTTTCACCGTTGTTCATGGTTCTCTCCTCTCTTATCCTCTTTCCCTGCCTCTGAAAGGTGCAGGGGGAAGCGGTAGACTTTTCCCTGTCCGTCCGGCAGGGGGTTCATATCTTCTTTCTTGCGGACTTCATCCACGTTAAAAAATCCATTTTGCAAACCGATTGAATATGCCTCGTAGCGGGCTTTGATATTCCCCCGCATAAGGCCGTTTATATCAAACTTGACATACAGGCGGCTTTTTTCTTCTTCGGTGAACAGTTTTGCGTTTAACGCCTGCTCCCACCGTATAGCCCAGGGGCGGAACAGGTAGATGATTGCCTCGATGCCCTGCTCCTCAATGTTGGAAAAGGTCGCCTTTTCAAGATCGCCTATCAGGTGCGGGGGGACACCGTGAATTCTTGCCATCTCGGTCGCGGTAAATTTACGGCTCTCGATAAACTGAATATCTTCCAGCGGCATACCGATTTTCGAATACTTCATACCTTCTTCTAGGATGATCACCCCGTGCGATTTTTGAAGCCCCTGATATTTTTCCGACATGGAACTTTTAAGCCGCTGGTAAGCTTCGTCTGACATTTTTAGCGGGTGTTCCATAAAGCCGCCGATGTTGGTTCCCTGTCCGAAAAACCGCGCCCCAAATTCTTCTATTGCCATTCCAAGCCCGAAGTTCTGCCTGAAAAGTTGCACCGGGGAAAAAGAATTGATCCCGTCAAACCCCAACCCCGGAATATGCAGTATCTTCCACGCAGGGAGTATTGTATTTGAATTTGCAAAGCGATATTTCAATGGCCCGTCTTTTTTCTCGCGGAACGGAAAGCAAATACCCGGCGGGATAGGCCATATTTCTGACACGTTGCCTTTGCGGTTAAAAACAAGCTCGGCAAACGCCACGCCACGGTTGCATATTTGCGCCTGCATCGCTTCGATAAACGAAAAGGCGGTCATATCGGGGTTGGGCTGATCGTGCAAAAGTCGGCCTGTAGGGTGATCTTCCTTGCGGCGTTTGCCGTCTGCCTTTTTTTCGTAAATGTGAATCGGCAAAGATGCAAGGGTGGTAGAGATAAGCCTGACACACGCAAAGTGTGC